GTCAAAATACAACAAATACGCCCCAAGTGAAGGGTGGAAAGATAGACCAGAAACCTATCCAACCCCCATCGGAGCCAGTAAAGCCTGGCACTGTCGTAACAGTACAGCCGATTGGACCTTCTACGAGGAAGTCGAAACTCGCGAAAGCGAAGGCCAACTCCTCGCAGTCGGGACAACAGAAAGTGCTCCTTTCGCAAACTCCCGCTCCAAGCAAGAGAGCAGCGAAACGACGGCGGAAAAAGGAAAAGTCGAAGGCCTTGGAAACTGGAATAAACCAAAACTAAGTAACCATGCAGCCTGGGCCAGTATCTCTGGACAAGCTAAAAGGAGGATACGTGGAGCGGTCCCCACAAGGGAACGCCAGCGGGAACTTCTAGATTGGACAGAGAGGTCATATCCCAAGACTCTCATACCGATGGGTTTCGAAACCGGAACCATGAACAAGGAAATTTTGACAAAACGCATTGAGTTCATGCTTAAATACAGCGTCAAACTAAGCTCGAAACCAGGCATACCCTATACAGGGCTAGCCCGAGATAACGAGGAATTTATAAACGCATACACCCCACTGATCATAGATCTGACCTTGGAAAGACTTGATCTCCTCAGTAAGGAAGATCTCGTTCAGACCGAGTTGACAGCTCAAGAATTGGTCTTTGATGGTTATTGTGACCCTTCTAGGGTCTTTGTTAAGGATGAGCCGCACTCAAATCGGAAAGTTGAACAGCAGAGATGGCGATTAATATTCGGTGTCTCTCTGATTGACCAACTGGTGGAGCGTCTTCTTTGCACATCACAGAATAAAACAGAAATCGCGAACTGGTCTGAAATCCCATCAGCGCCTGGAATAAGTTTAACGGACAAGGACAGCCTTGAGAGTTTATACTCTCGGGTTATGCAATTGAAAGGAACTGGTTCCATAGCTGAGGCGGATGTCACCGGTTTTGATTGGTCAGTACAACCATGGGAAATCTTCCTCGAAGCCGAGGCAAGGATTCTTCTGGGTGGAATGACTGGCGACTCGGCACGGATTATGAGGAACAGAGCTTATTGCTTTGTACACTCACTTCTAACCATGCCAGATGGTACGCTAGTCGCTCCAACCTGGCCCGGCATTCAGCTGTCTGGTTCATTCAATACAAGTTCAACCAACTCCCGTATAAGGTGTTGGATAGCTCTATTAGTTGGTGCCCGTTGGTCTATAGCCATGGGAGACGACTGTGTGGAGGAATTTGTTAGTGAAGCGGAGGAGAAATATGCACAGTTGGGTCACAAACTTAAGATGTATGCTAAGAAGTCTGATT